CAACGAAGACTACAAGCACGAAGTCGAGATGGAAAAGCAATACCGCGAGATGGTATGCGCGGGTCACTGGCCGGACTACTGGCAAACCAATCCAAACTGTAAGGGAGAATCATGAAAGTCCTTGACCTCTTCTCCGGCATCGGTGGTTTCTCTCTCGGCCTTGAGTGGGCTGGGATGGAGACCATCGCGATGTGCGAGAAGGATAAATTTTGCAGACAAGTTCTGGCCAAGCACTGGCCGGACATCACCATTCACGAAGACATAAGGGATTTAGATGGAAAAGATTACAAAGGATCAATTGACGTTGTTTGCGGAGGATTCCCCTGCCAACCATTCTCAGTTGCAGGCAAGCAACTTGGAAAGGCAGATGACCGTCACCTCTGGCCTGAAATGTTACGAGTCATCAAAGAGTCAGCTCCCACTTGGGTCATTGGCGAAAACGTTTCTGGGTTCGTCCGGATGGCACTCGACGATGTGTGCTCTAACTTGGAAGGTGAAGGTTACCGAGTCCAATCGTTTGTTATTCCGGCTTGTGCCGTCGAAGCCCACCACCGCAGAGACAGATGCTGGGTTGTGGCCTACTCCGACGAGAATGACCGGCGAAGAGATAGCACCATCTCACAGGAACGGCACACATGGATGGAACATCGGAGCGGCGGTCAAGGACAGTCTCTCGGCGGATCCTATTCGGATGTGGCCGACCCCGAGGGCGAGCGAATACAAAGACTGCGGTCCTGTGGGCTCGAAGAGTCACACGCACATGGACCGGCGCTCGTACCTTTGTGCGAAGGCGAAGGATTCGGATCGACCTACTGGGAAACTGAGCCCGATGTGGACCGAGTGGTTGATGGGGTTCCCAATCGGGTGGACCGAATTAGATCCCTCGGAAACGCGGTAGTCCCTCAGCTTGTACAACGAATAGGAGAAATGATCTATGCCGAGCACCAAAGATGACCCCATCCTTGACGCGGATGACCCCGCTGCGAGCCTGGAAATTGTTGAAAAAATCGAGAAGCGAGGTGGGTTTCGGCCCAACTCCTCCTTCATGCACAAGGAAAAGAAAGCTCGCAAGTACGATTGCGATTGGTGTGGCATTGAGTTCGCAAGCACACACGTTCGCAACACCAAGAGATTTTGCAGTGATGCTCATCGGTGGAAGGAATACAACCTTGCCCGTAGTTTCGCCGCGAAGAAGCGTCTGACTGACAAAGCTCGCAAGAGTGGAAGCTTCAGACCACCATCAAGGGACGCAAGTGCCTTACTACTCAAAGCAAGAAAAGGAAAATAAGATGACAAAGAAATACAGAACGAAGCAAACCTTGATCGATGAGCAAGAACATCAGATCAAAGATCTTGGATACAAGATAAGGCTTAAGGAACAAATGCTCGAGCACTCCTCTAACAAGATTAAAGAGGAAGCCAGAAAAGTTTCAGACATGGTGTCTCCTCAAGCAACGATCACGGTATGGGAAGATCACTACAGACCGGACACGCCAATAATGCTTCTAGCCACCATTCAACTTTGGGATGAGGTCATCGGCACGGATGCTAGCGGCGAAAATAAGAAAGATCTCCTCAAGGAAATGGATAAGCTTTCCGAAGCTTTATCTGCATTCTACAGCGAATTTGATCAGGAGGTTCGCATCAACATGAGCATCAATCGTTACTAACCTAACCCTCCCCTTCGGTCTCATCTCGAGGCCGGAGGTGGAGAATGTTTGAATTCGCCATGCTTCCCATCCGCTCATTAATTAATATTAACTGTTCGTGATTGTCAGGTATTGCCCAAAAATCTTTATCAAGCAGGGGCTGCCACGTTCCCACGCTCTGGACCTTGGCCTCTATGTTCGGAAACCTAACATTTCGAAAATGTTCAGCGACTTCTTCCGCAGATTCCTTGCGTGTGTAATGCCCATCCTTGAACCTAGTACCTACAAGAATAACGTCATAGTANTCTTCGTGACTGTCATGCACCATCATCTATCTCCTCATCCTCATCGTCATCTTCCCAGAACGAATCATCCTCATCCTCATCTTCAACCTCCTCCTCGAGATCCTCCACCTCGATATCCTCCTGATCAATGACCTCCACCTCTGATGGATCAATCACCTTGGGCGCAAGTTCATTCTTCTCGATCAAAGCCATGAGTCTTGCCTCCACCTCTGAGCGGTCCATCTGATCGATCTTACCGGTCTTGATCTCCTTCTTATCAATCATCAACCCAGCAAGCTTTGCCCGTCCCAGCTCCGCCTGTACTGCCGCACCGTACACACCATCCTCCATCGCCGCATCCCGAATCTTTTGCAGGTCACGCGCAACCTTCTCAAAAGTAATCTCATACTTCCTCTGCTCGAGATCCTTCATCTCCTGAATCTTTCCTTGGATATGGGTATACCTTGGATCGTTCAGCATCTTGGTCGCAGCGATTGCGGGGAATGAGTACCCTGCTCGATGAGCGCATTCGGTATTGGTCAGATCATGATAGACATACAACTGAATGAACCGTTCTTGCTTCGGCGTAAACTTCATCTGCTTACGTCTTGGCTTGTACTGTTCTGGGTTCCTGAGAATGTCCTTACCTGGAGGAATCTTAAAGTCACGCGCTTCGGCCTCACGCATCACCTCTGCGACCTCATGCTTCATCTCACCTGCATCACTCATTTTTAAATCTCCTGCTACAACCTGCTGCAAAATTTTTTTATTTTCTCAAGCCCTCTAAGAATACAAGAGAGAGTACACCGATAGGGAGATATTTTTAATATATCTCTCCCTCTCTTTAGAGAGCATACCTACCATACCATCATACCACCCTTATAAATCAATGACTTACGAGGTAGGTATAGTAGGCATGACGTAGGTATGACATATAGTGACCATACCTACCTACTTTCCCTATGTATTTCAAACACTTACCGACTTATCCACAGGGGGTAGGTATGATTTCAGATTTTTCATTTCATACCTACCTAAGTGACCACTAACCTCACCTATTTTGCCTAGAAAATCCATTAACTTTCATCCCTAAGTGTTTTCCCATCACCTGGGATAAGGTCACCCATCTCATCCATCATCGCCACAAAACGTTCCTGCTTTTCTGACCGCAGGGTCGCCAATAGATCCTGCAGCATCTCGGTTGTCACCTTCTTCTTCTCTTCACTCATTGTGTTGCGCCTTCTTTCTGTTATGATTCGTTCTGTCGCGGCATCCCTTAACCGTGACACATACCTTAGTTGCTTTGGGTATAACTACATCGGGGCTCTTTCCGGCGCCTCGGTGTAGTTTCTAAGCAGCCTAATACGTCTTCCCCTTTCCTTCCCCATCGAGCTCCTTCTCGATAAGTATCTGGGCATAGTGAATCACCTTCCGGAGATCATCGACCCCGCCCTTGCTTCGCCACCTACTAATGTACTTCACGATGTTCGCCTCACACCAATCCAAATTATTGGCGAGTATGTACTCGGTTGGTTGGATCATCATCAACTTATAATGATTTCCACCTATCTGATCGTCAAATGCGCTCATTACACCTCCTTCTCGATGTGATCGCTTATCCTCTGAAGCAGCGCCATCATCCTATCCACCTTCTCGACCATGTCATCGTACTTCTCCATGACCTCCTCCACCTCCCGCTCGTTTAGATCCAGACTAACTTTCATCACCCGCTCCTCCCGCATTTTTGATCTTCTGTTAATTGATAGTCTTTAATAACCACGCCAAGCTTTGAGTCGCCTCTGGTATGCTGACCTATCCATGTGCGCTTGTGGAATGAGCCATCGTCGTTTCGCAACACTCGCCAATGACCTCGCACTTGATGCAGCCGCTTGCCGTAACGCTCATCTTTAGGCTCTTTTGGCTCTCGCATATCGATGCTGTCCTTCGGCAAATCGATGCGACATCGGTAGTAAGAATCATGCGGAACAATGCGCGGGTTCTTGTCTTTTCCCCCTCGCAAAACGCCAACCTTCTCATGCGTCACCCACGGATAGTTGAGCGTAATCATCAGCATTGCGACAAATCGAACAAATCTTCCTGGATTAAAGTCTTCATTTACAGAACCAAATTCAGAAGAATACATTTGTTTTAGAATTACGTCCGTTGATCTCAGTAGTTTTAAATAAGGATCGTCACCAGTAAAAGAATAACGACTAATCCCAAATGTCTCTAAAGAATGCCTAGGGAGAAACAGTTCTTCCTTGAGTGCAGCAACAATCCACTGCGCCTTTGATTCTCTGTGGATTACCACACCCCGATCGAGAAATTCACCTTCCTTAAAAAACTGAAAGCCAATCTCATAACCGAAGTCCTCTTGCAGACAACCAACCACGCCGCCATTCTCATCAAGAAACTCAATCCACATGGTCTTGAACGGGCCGCGAACCTCAGCCATGATCCCTGCTATCAGGAGTTGATCTTCTCTCTGCATGATTGGCTTGCTATAAATGTATTCAGATAGCTTTGGGTCAACGTCAAAGCGACGAGCAAGACGAATAGTCTTCTGTTCTTTTTCTGCAATTTTTTTAAACTTCTGATACTGATCTTTATTTTCTGCTGTAATCCCAAAATTAGGGACCCTAATCTTTGGCCGATCAAGATCATGCACCACCTTTGCGTGAAGTTCTCCAAGCTCCATACTACTCACCTCCCCCTTCTACTTCCCACGGCTTTGCTGCCGTGCTCGTACCGAGGTAATGCCACATCGCCATGCCCGGTTCTGAATGGGTATGCACGATATGACTTAAGTGTTTCTGAACGTGAGTGACTGCACGCTGACAGGCATTCACACCATTTGCTTTCTTGTGTCGCTTGAGGGCAGTCTTCGCTAGGAACTCCAGTCTGCCCTCTTATAAAATTCGTTTTCTTTCATCGCCTTCATGACGATTCCCGCTATCTCTACCTCGTCCTCTGCTACCTCTTCGTCACTCTTCTTGTTTGGTGTCCGAGTGAAGTCGCTGACCTCCCACAAGCCATCATCGAAGTTGAACAACGATATATGTTCCTGTGGATCTGCTGCGTTACGCGCCTCATAAAAGATATTGATGTTAGGTTTCTCGCCCATCAACTTGATCCCGCTGTCGAACCAACCCGCGAACACCGACCCACCTCGAGCTGATAGGAAGGACCGGTCATCCGCCCTCTCTTTACCCGTATGGTGTGCGATGATTGTCGCCACGTTGTTCATCTCCATGAGCATATCAACCCGATCCAAAAGCTTTCTGATCTCGGTGTTGCTGTTCTCCTCGCCATCAAAGAAGTTAATGATCGGATCGATCATCACGATATCTGGGTTGTGGAACGCTACCTCATCACTGAACGCTTGGATGTCGCTATCCTTCATGAGATTCTTTCTGAGCCGTCCACTGATAATGAGGTTATCAAACCCCATCTGCCGGACCTCATCGTTCGTTGAGAATCTTTGGTAGTACATCTCGACGCGCTGCTTGAGAAACTCCGCAATGATCTCAGCCTGAAACCACATCACCTTGAGCGGTTTTGTGAAAGGCTGACCCATGAAGTCAGTGCCGGTCGTTGCACCTGCCGCGAACGCGCCAAGCCAGTTGGACTTACCGATCTTAGGCTTACCCAACAAGAGCACCCGACTGTTCTCGAAGATGAACTTATCACCCCAGTACTGCTCAATGGTATCGTCCTCCATGGACTGCCACTCAAAGCTACTGAAGGGTACTAAACCAAGGGGTCCTGAATCTGGTTTTTCAGGGGTATCAATAGGATCTTCTTGCTCCTGGATCTCCTTCAGATCTTCGGTCAATCCTGTGTGCCACGTTGATGTGTTCCACTGGTTGATGCCGCTCTCAGCTAGGTCTGGGTTCCGCTTGATATGCCCTTGACATATAGACATAACTGTTTTAGTTGCTTCGACCAAGTCCATCGGCGGTGAACAGCTTTGATTCCAGTCCTGCGCCTTGATGAGAACTTCCCGAAGACCCCATCCTTCTTTGATCCACTTGCCGACCAACCGTGCGAGGGTGTCGTTGCGACTACCTTCGACCTTCGGATCCTCGGTGAGCTTCTCTCTGATGCTTGGGACTTCCCCAGTGTTGGGATCGACAGAGTTAAAGCCATGGATGTGTTGCAGGTCTACACCCGACAGCAATGGCAGATCATCAATTGATGTTACGCCATAGGACTGCTCACACTCTAAGCGATAACCTACGCTGGGCGCGATCATCACATACCCGCCATCACCACGGACATCGATCTTATTCTTACCGACACTGTTTCGAATGTCATCGGGTCCGAGTGCGTAGAAGTAATGGGTGCCACCTCGAGGCGTTATCTGTTTGAGCGGTGTGCGCGTAATGCCACCAGACTCTATCCATGTAACGGCTTCGTCACTGTCTGCATCGACAACGGCAAATGCTATGCCGGTTATGACAGCCCAGTTTGCTTCAGGGTATTGTGAATGCCACTGCTTTATTTCTTCTTCGCTCGGTTGAATGGTTTGATAGTGCGTCCATTTAACTCGAGGTGTCTTCGCCCATTTTGCTTTAAGCGCATCATCGGTATCGAAGGGATGCCGACTGCGAAAGTACTGCGGTACTGTTTCTTTTGGAGAACCACACGGTATGACATGGAAGCCAAGCTCCCACATTGCATGCAGCCAATCAGCTTTATGATCAGGCTCTAGATTTTCTCCACAAAATTTCTGCTGGAAAAAATGCATATCAATCCACCCTTGCTATTCGCCTCTTTGATCCGTCTTCCCGCGCCGATTCAATCTTGTAATCAATCGACTTCGCTGCTTGCCTGATTGATCTCAACTGCTGTAGCTTAGGATCGTTCGACTCATCTATGGTAAAAGAATCACCGACATCCAGCCGAAGCAGTATCTTCTGCCACCTACCTGGGCCACGGGTCTTGCGACCTACGCCCACACCTTTTTCAATTACGATATCCACTGTGCCACTCCTTGTTGTTTGTTCACCCGATCATACTCCAACACAAAAGAGATAACAACCTAGTAAAAAAGTGTTGCTTTTATCTTGTGGCTATGAGAAAGTTTGTTTCGAGAAGAGAGAAGGAGTGTGTAATGCAGTACGAAGAAGTCGTAGGTCTGTTAGTCGCTGCCAGAAAGGTAAAGGCGGAGATCGATAGTAAGATAAAGCGTTTAGAAAGAGAAGTACTAGAAACAAAATTTGCGAATGACGCTGTTCAGCCGATACGCAATCAGGGAGGTGAGCGCACCGTAGAAGGTGTGACTTTTGAGATCAAACGTACCTACGTTTGGGATCAAGAACTCTTAGCAGAAGCGTTAAAGATGTACCCTTCTGTTGAGGATTGGCCCTCCTTTGTAACCCCCGTCAACGAAGTTAAAGTCAACCTGACTAAGTTTAAGCAGTTCTGTCTGGACCATGCAGACCATCCGCTTTTACCTAAGATTCATGGTGCGATGTCAGCTAAGTTTGGCGACCCTAAAATCAAAGCAATAAAGGAGGTATGACATGTCGTTACTACAGCAAGTAACTACGGCACGGGAAGTGATTCCCGACGAACCATTGCCGCCGGTCAGGATTAATATCCAAGGCACGGATGGTATTGGTAAGAGCACGTTCGGAGCAGGAGCCCCCAACGTAATCTTTATACAGGCAGAGGATGGCCTGAACTTCATCGAGGGTGTGGCAAGGTTTCCGCTTGCCAATGAGTGGAGCGATATCATTAGCCAGATCGCAACGTTGGCCAATGAAGATCACTCTTATAAGTCATTGGTGCTCGACACCACGGATGCCGCAGCCCTTAAGACTGAGGCTCATGTGTGTGAAAAGAATGGCTGGGATAGCATTGACGCGCCTGGATTTGGCAAAGGTTATACCGCTGTCCGAGAACAGTGGGTCAAACTGCTAGATGGTTTAAACTTTTTGCATCGGCACAAGGCAATGAACATCATTCTCTTGAGCCATGTTGCGATCAAGCCATTTAACGATGCGGTTCATGAGTCTTATGACCGGTGGGAAATGAAGTGCAACAAGAATGTTAACGCACTCATTAAAGACTGGGTGGACTTTAACCTTTTTGCAAACTATCAGACGGAAACGATCAAGGATGGTAGCAAAACACGCGGTGTTTCATACGGTAAGCGAGCCTTGCATACGCAATTCGCCGCCGCATTCGATGCCAAATCAAGAGTAGCACTACCTCCTAAGATTGATCTTAGCTGGAATGCATTCGTCACTAGCTATGCAGATGCCCTGCAAGCTTCATCTTAATAAGTAGGAGATTCCAATGGGAATATTAGATCAAGGTATCGACTGGAGCGCAGTCGAAGTAGGTGGTGGGATGACGGACAACGGTCCTGTCCCGCCAGGTGAGTACACCGTTGAGGCGGTCAAGTACGAGGAGAAGACCTCGAAGAAAGGTAATGTTTTCCTTGCGTTTGAGTTCAAGATCCTCGGGCCAAGCCATGCAAACATGCGCTTGTGGGAGAACTTTGTCATCACTGGCAGTTCAAATGTTGGCAAGGCTCGGCTTAAAAGCTTCGTTTCCTCTGCCGGTGGCGATGTGAATCAGGTTCTCGGGTCCGCCCTTGTGAACTCTGTGATGAGCACGCCGGTCAATGTTGTGACTGACATTGAGCAGTCTAAGAATCCAGAGTATCCGGATCCCAAGGCTCGCATTAAGAGCTTCTTGCCAGCCAAGGTAGCACAGGCACAGCCTGCACAACCCGTAGCACAGCCTGTTGCACAACCAGCAGTCCAGACTTCGAACTGGTCAGCGTAAGAAATGCACCCTGAAAAGGGTGAAAAGGGTGAAAAGTATTTAAGAAGGCTTGACCTGACGAAACTTTTCAAAAGACTTGGGGTATAAAAACCTTCTTACACTGGCTTGATCCACCAGTAGTCGCAACGGATCACCCCTTATTAGGAGAGATACATGGACGAGATAGACCAGATAGAAATAACCTTTAGCAATGAGGAGATGGAAGCTGTTTATGAGAATCTAAAGTATTGGCTTAGGGCCATGGTCGAAAAAGACTACACCTTAGAAGCTATATCAGAGGTCATGAGCACTTACTCACTCATACACGCATACACATTCGCTGATCATGAGAGCGTTGATAAATCGATTCAAAGTATTAAAGAGAAGGTTTCAGTCAACTTGCTTAACGGCATAACAGGAGAAGGAATAGTTCACTAATGGAACTCAGAAACTACCAGAAAAAAGCTTTAGACAAAGCTCTCTGTTGGTTAGATAAGAAGATTACAAACCCACTCATCGTGCTCCCTACCGGAGCTGGTAAGACCGTTGTATTCACTACGCTAATCCAAGAGCTTTACAATCGGAATCCCTCTAGCAGATTCTTAATCATTGCTCACCGGCAAGAACTCATATCACAAGCGGAAGAAAAGCTTCTAGCAGTTTGGCCGAATGCACCCTGCGGTGTGCTCGCTGCAAGCTTAAAAAGATTTGATAACACCGCGCCAATCATAATCGCCAGCCGAGATACGCTGGCCTCTAGGACAAGGCTTGATAAATCATTGCCGGTTGACTACATCATCATCGATGAGGCCCACCATGTAGGCCCAGACTTGGATAGTAGATACCGGAAGATCATCAATCACTTCGAAGAGATCGGGTGTCCAAAGGTCTTGGGTGTAACCGCTACGCCATACCGGATGGGGCAAGGCTACATCTATGGGAAAAAGGATCACTTCTTTGAGGGCATTGCCCACTCAGTGACCATCCCTGAACTCATCAAGGATAAGTACTTGTGCCGGTTGTCAGCGTTTGCTGTAGCCAAGGAAGCTGTCATTGATGCGAGCAAGGCTAGGCTTAAGTTTAAGGGCGGTGATTATCGTGAGTCAGATCTAGAAGAGCTGGCAATGGTCGATAAGACTATTTATAACATCATTCAAGACTGGCTTGAGAAGGCTTATCTCAAAGGCAGAACCAGCACTGTATTCTTTTGTGTGACTGTTCTTCATGCTCAAAAGATGTGCATGTTTCTAAGACGCTCTGGTATCAGGGCTGCGTTTGTGACAGGTGAAACGCCCAAGGCTGAAAGGCAAAGTATTCTTGACAGCTTTGAGCGGGGAGATATTAACGCGCTTTGTAATGTCGCGGTCTTGACGGAAGGTTGGGATGCGCCAAGGACTGATTGCATTGCGATCCTACGTCCGACCAAGTCGCTCGGGCTCTATGTCCAGATATGTGGCAGGGGTATGCGTACCTGGCCTGACAAAGAAGATTGCTTGCTTCTAGACTACGGCGGCAACATGGACCGGCATGGTTGCATTGACACTGCAACACCAAAAAGATCAGCAACAATAGAAGGAAATGCGATTTGGATCTGCAATGAATGCTTTAGTGTCAATGACATTGAGTACAGCCATTGCATTGCGTGTGATGCGGCCAAGCCTGTCGCAGAAGAACTTCTCGAATTAGATTTAATGGTTGGGGCTAAACCAGGGCCAGGTGGTCCGCCAGACTTGGTTGAAACAGACGAATCTGTTGAAGGGTATGTCCTTTCAGATGAGATCCCTGAATCAGCAAAGTCTGTTTACAGAACAGACACAGTGACTTCGGTCCTCGCCAAGAAGAAGATCTCAAAGAATGGTAATGCTTATCTTAGCGTTGACTTCTCATGTCAAGGTGCTTACTGGCCTCAGTCAACCGCGCTCATGGTGGGTATGTACGGTAAGGCCGGTGAGATGGCAGCTATGAAGTGGAAGATCATGTCGAACCAAAACATTTATGTCCCAAGGGATATAGATGAAGCTGTTAGGCTAATCAATGAAGGGGGCGCCTTCGACGAAGTGCGCGAAATAAACTTAAAGAAAGAGGGGAAATACTGGAATGTTATCGGCATCAATATTTAACAGGATAGATGAAGTTATCTCAGAGCAGAACGACAGGAACCGTGGACACATGGGGTTCAGTGGTATTGGCGATGATGATGAGAGAAAGATTTGGCTCAACTTTCATTGGTGCTTAAGCTCCAGCTTTGACGGCAGAATGCTTAGGCTCTTTGACCTGGGCAATCGGATCGAGGATCAAGTCGTTGACTACATCAAGAGCACCAATGTCATTGGCGTTTCTCCGGTTGACAAAGATGGCAAGCAGTATCGAGCAAGCGCCCTTGGCGGACACTTCTCTGGTTCCTGCGATGGGTTTGTCAGAAAGGTTTTGCCAGAAGCGATGGAAGAAGTTCTGCTGCTTGAGGTCAAGAGCGCCAACGACAAACGGTTTAAGGAACTGTGCAAGCTGGCCGACTATCAGGGATGGAGTAAGACATATCAGTGGCAGATCCACTCTTACATGGGGATCTTTGGTGTCAAGAAGACGCTTGCTGTGGTGGTCAACAAAAACAACAGCGAGATCTACTCTGAGATCATTGACTACAACCCTGAGATCTGGGATCAGGCACAGGAAAAAGCCAAGCGGATCATCGCTAGTGACGCGCCAGGTGATGGCATGAACGAAAAGGATTGGCGATTGAAGAATGAATCGTCGGTGTATCGAGATGTCTATCTTGGCAAGCGACTACCAGCGTCCGTTAACTGCCGGAACTGTAAGAGTTCTAAGGCGATCACGGAGTCCAATGGAGCCGTCTGGCGATGCTTTAGGTTTGGCAAGAACCTTACACTCGATGATCAAAGGAACGGCTGTAAGGACCACCTATGGATGCCTGCTCTGGTTCCTGCGGATCATCTGCCAGAGAAGAGCACTGAGGATAAGATCGCTTATCAATCAGGAATAGTTGTGTTCTTTAATACGGTATCTAAAGGGCTTGACAAACAGTCATTTAGCAGTCCCGAATTGCGAGAACTGTCGAAGGCTAACTTCGATCCTGATCTAATGATGGGCCTAATCACATTCGGGAGAACTTTGATGCTGAGTTCGTAGCTGTGCATGTGATGGATGAGGATCAGATACCGTTCTAGCTGGCCATTCTCTTGGGTCTTTAATGATGTGAACAATGACGCCGGGGTGGAGTGCTTCGACCAGTTTCTTTTTTAGAGAGAAGATCTGGGTCACGATGCCCTTGGTGTCTTCCACTACATACTGGTCCTTGCACCAGTACCTAAAGTCTGCGATGTACTTGCAGATCTTCTTGCCTTCGACCACGCAATGATAAGGAACCTGGACTTCGACCTGTTCGATCTCGCCATCTTCCTCTTTGCCTTTCAGGATCTTGTATCTTGCAGCTTCAAGCTTTGAATCAAACTTGATGCCATCGTACTCTACCTTCTGAGCAAAGTACTTTCCGGTCTTCTTTTTACGTTGTGGTAACAATAGATTAGGAACCCATTAGTTTATCTAATTCTATATCTCGCAGTGCTTCTATGCCACGGTTAAATAATGATTGAGGTGGCGGAGGTGAAGGCGGTGGTACAGCACCAGGCATAGGTGGTGGCATGATAGAGCTCGGAGGTTGTGCCATCTGTTGTTGTCTTTCTTCGAAAGCTTCTGGTCTCAAAGGCTTATTTATAAAACCTTTATTGACTTCCCTAATAGCATCGAAGTCAAAAGGATTAGAGATCTTATTCTCATCAGATCTATAGGCTTCTTTTGTTATTTGTTTAGAAGGTAGCTTAGGAGAAAATATACCAGCCATTACTCTTTTATAATCAACAGTCTTAGCTTTCTTTAAGACCTTTGCAATATCACCTTCGGACATACCTAGAGTTCTGGCATCCTCGATGGCCATATTTAAATTTCTTAACGCCTTAAACCTTTGCCGGTTACTGGTCAGATAAGCCTTAGTTATGTCTTCTGCTTCCACCTTTCCTCTTTGTGTGGCAGCTCTATTAAAGATACTAGCTGCTGCTCCAATTTGAGATCCCGCCTCATAGGCGCGAAAACGCAAAGAATCTTTAATAATAGGTCGAACAGTCTTTAATCCAGACAAAGCGTCTGCAAGTTCCCCTGCAGCATCGAGCTTAACGCCTTGTGTGCTTAGTCCAAATGACTCATCTTTTATACCAGTTGCAGCTAACAATGATCTTGGAAGATCTTTTACTCGACCTCTGCCAAAGTCGTAAGGAGAAATAGTTGGCACAACACCTTCGGCTAAATGCCCAAAACCTTTCATCATCTTATCGCCTAATGGCTCGCCTTCATTCCAAACAGGTCTACCGGTGCTGGTACTATTCCGCATTAAATCAACAACCTTTTCACCGACCATAGTTTCGCTAATGAAAGGTCCAAAGAACTCTCGCCCTGACTCTGTAGCTGCATTAAGAGCAATTTCACTTAGTTCTTGCTCAGAAGTAATGCCGTTATTAACAGCATTAAACACGCCTCTAAATGGCCGAGTTAAATAATCATATGGGTTTGTATAAGAGTAGTTATAGAACTCTGTGACATTGCCGTCTTTGTCCGTAGCAATAGGAATTAACTGGCTATTTTTATCCCACCTTGCTGCGTAAGATCTTTTAAATGCCTCGGTCTGCTCTTCAGTAGATCCAGTAAGCGTGTGGCCAACAGTCGATATTGCTCTTCCAGCGGCGTAATTAACTGTTGCCATACCGGCCAACCTTCTCATGCCAATCTCTCTAATTTCAGGAGATTCACTCGCTACTTCTTTAATAGCCCTACCCATGACATTGCCACTTGTTCTGATTATTTCAGCAGGGAATGCAATGAAGTTACCGACCGGAAGCTTTCTTAAAGTCTTAATGAACTCCGGCACTCGAACATAGTTAGGCACCAAGTCTTTAGTAATTGACGCTGCTTCCCTCTTAAGAAAAACTTTCAATTGAGTTTCATCTAAGTCCGCAGCCTTAACGTTTGGCCCAAAATCAATAACGTTTCTGTAATCCGTGACAGGAATTACCGCATTAGGATTTTTTTCAAGCACCTTGTTAAGCTTGCCAAGCTCCATCTCAAAGTTGTATATCTTCCAGACATCATCAGACCCCTGATACACCTTTGTTGCAAAGTTGTTTTGAGCTTTCTCTGCAAGCTTCATTGGCTTGCCACTCAAGAACTTACTTCCAATCTTATTCTCAAGAGCATCTTTTATAATGCTTTCAAACTCACCTTGCCTGACGTTCGTGTTAACCACGCCAAGCTGAGTATATTCATCATAGGCTTTCTTTAAGTCCGCTCTGGATGATCCCCTTGCTCCCCTAACAGAAATGTATTTATCACCTATCTCGCTAAATACCGTCTGCATAGAATCAAGCAAAGCTTTTCCGTTGCCAACATTTCCAGATTGAATCGTGAAAAATGCTGCGGTTGTTGCGTTTCTTATCTGGGTTGTTGGACTGTAAACAGTCTTTGCCATCTGAGAAAAACCTTTTATGCCAAGAAAGGTAGACCAGAGATTACTTGCAAAACTATCTGACTGCATTCCCCCAAGATCTGCTGCATTATCAAATGCCGCTGCATATTCTTTCTTAATATACTTACCGGCAACGGGGCCGTATCTAGATACAGATGCATCGGTTATCTTGCCAGCATCGTCAAAGCTACCAAGTGGGACATAAGATCCAGGAGGTGCGCCTAAAGGAAGCTCGTCAACGATAAATTGAGATCCTGGGTTTACTTCTCCAAGTTTTTTATTGTAGTTATCTATATCCTTGAACATATTGTTCTTCGTTATCATCTTCGCTATGCCTTCAGTAGTCTCTTTGACCTTGGTCATAAGACCTTCTTTTTGCTCACCGAAGGTTTGTGTTCTTATTTTATAAGTACCATCTTTGCTAGGAATCCGTCCAAAGATATTTTCTGCGCCAGTGTATTCACCCAAGAAGTCTCTAAGTGCCGGAAGAGAGTCTAACTTTCGACCTTTAAGAATACCTTTTGTCATGCCCTGCAAAGTCTCTTCTTCAAACTGCATTTTGGGCTTCATGCCGCCAGATGAAAAATCTTTCTTCAACATCATCTCGTTCAGTATGTTGTAAGCCTCTCTTTCATCTAAAGGCTTGGCTGAGTTCTTCGACATCTGAACAAGCTCATTGATAGCGGCCTTGGACTGTTCTGGCGTTGGTATGTAAGAAGGATCTTTTAAAGCGCGATACATCCTCGTTCCATAAAACTCCATGTTCTTATTTACAAGAGTGATCAATCCCTCTTGAGTAGCCTGATCAAGAACACCATCAGATGAAAGCCTTCTTGAAAGACCGTCTATCTGTTCTCTTGCAAACTTTGAAGATTCAAACAGGCTGGTCTTAGGCTTTAATAACTTCTTATTTTTAGAAAGGCTAAGAACCTTTTCATCTAAATCTTTTAATGCTTTTTCACCCCTTAACCTAATGACCTCATCTGGGTTAAATAGATAATCATTTATTGCATTTAACGCAACCCTATCATCAACGCTATTAAGCACGCCTGCTTTGCTCAAAGCGTTTAAAGAACTGTCTATGCCATTCATGTTCCTTGAAAGCTCATTGTTGATAGAGCTCATTTCATGAATCTTCTGAGCCTTGATTTGAGCGGACATGTTGTCAGGCATATCTCCCTGAAAAGTAAAATACTTTGTTGCTAATTTCTTTATTGGGCCAGAAGTATCTTCGCCAACCTTGGTCATCGCTGATCCAACCGGAGATTCTGCATCTGCACCAAAAGTTTTTAATACTTTTTGAGCTGCGGCCTTACCTAAACCTGCATCGCCAGCAGCTTTTAACCCCATGCCAATACCCTGTCCAGCCAAACCTAAAGCTTTAGGTACGGTAAGAAGAATTGCCGCGCTTTCACCGGCAACCTTTAGACGATTACCAAGTTCGGCTGCTGCCCTTTCAGATCCTTCTAGATCCGCAGTTGCTGTTCTAGAAGTTGGCCCCATGTCGAAGAAGTCGCCAAGAGTCTCAACGTCTTGAGTGGCAACTGCAAAGTCGGTCCCCGCAAAAGCAGCAACTTCGGCAAACTTCCCAAGCTTTCTAGCTTTAGCTATCTTAGACGCGATTGTTCCAGGCAACGCAAACTGAGTAATGAACTTTGCTGCTTCGCCTGCACCAGTAGATGTGGTTGGTTTTAATTTTTCGTAAAACTTTCTTACTTCTTCAGCCTTACTTTGTTCTGGATCCACAATTGCGTCATAAGCCTCCCAAGGCAAAGTTGCAAGACCTTCTACGGCACTAACAGCGCCAGCTCCAATTCCTCGGAATACATCTCCGGTAGAAGAAACCTCTGACTCCTCGAGATCTGTTGCTTGTACTTGACGAGTTTTATTGTAGTACTTAGCCGCGCCAATCTTAGCTTGTTCTGGATCATCGGTATTGATATTTACCGTTCGACCATCTGGAAGCCTAACTGGGATCATGATGCGGCTGCCGCTTCTTCTTCGGTAAGATTAATAACATCACCAGTTATTGGGTCAATCAATTCTTGTGATTGCTTTCCAGTTACGAGCATTGTCGCTTGGTTCCACAACTCCGTAGCAGGCTTACCTGCATTAGCCGGATCATCTGACAAAGCTTTAAACAAAGTCGATATAGCCGTAGCATTTTTAGACTTAGAATTTAAAGATAAAGCTATTTCCTGAATCTCCTCATTACTTTTTTCTGGAAATTTTTCTTTCAAAAATTCAAAATTTGCTTCAAATTGAGTTTGATCGTTTGCCTTTAATCTATCTATGTTAGCCTGCTCAAGCTCGTAGTCTCGCCCACCTTCGTATACATCAGCAGCAAAGCTTCTAGGCACAAAGCCTTCTGTCGGCTTAGAGGCTCTTATCAAACCAGCGCGAAGTTTCTTATCTGAAAGAATATCACCCAAAACATTTCCGGCCTTAGAAAAGAAACCTGGTTCTTCGACAGAATCTGTATTGTCTGAAGTGTCTGTGGAAGTTCCTTCAACATTAGCTTCTGCTATAAGAGATGTTTGTGGCGTGGGAGCTTGAGGCTCGGGGTCGTCGCCACCAGTAAAAGGAGAAACA